CTGATAAATCGATGTAGCAGTATTGATGACCTCCGGGGAAGTCAACATATCTGCATAAGACTTTATCGTCTTGAATATTGATGCCATCCAATCACCATCAGTCTTATCGTCTCCTGATGCCGAAGCTGGTGGAGCAGCTTGTCCGGCTAGAGACATTTGGGCGATAGCGATGGGGTCAAAGGGTTCTGGCATGGACTCAAATCCCAACAAGGATGAGGCAGAATTCCTATTGATAATAATTTCCCAATGATAGATGTATTCGATAGATAAAACAACTGCAGCAGCACCACCTGAACACCCGACGGTGTAAATTACAGGGGCTGCCCAACCAGGGTCAATATCTTCCTTACCTTCAGGATAGTTCAGTGAATGAAAGTCAAAACTTTGATGATCAGTCCTACGAAAAGGCACAATCACAGGTTTCTCCGCTAGCTCAGCTATTGGGAACCTAATTGTCTGATCCGCTGCCATCATTATACTCTCTGTCGTTGGTAGGTTGAAATAACCTGTCAAATCGGCGTTATAATTTAATGGAACGTGTGTAATAACTACATGTCCTGTTGCACTGGTGATGGCCTGTTCGCAAGACAGTCTCAATCCTCCACAAACTAATCTGTAGGAATTGACTTGTCCTGCCCAATTGCTGAATCCGTTAACAGCTACAGGAGAACCTCCAGTCCAGGTAACAACACCAGGGGCTGTGATCGTGTTTGCTTGCAAAATAGCACTTGATGGGGTTGGCCCGAAAGCCAACGCAGCTCCAGTGACGTATGTTCCATTGTTAGCCAAAGAAACAGCGCCTCTAGAAACCATCGCCGTGGTGGGCAAAGCAAAAGCATCGGGAATTTTACATCCAATGCACGAAGACAAAAATGGGTTGAAACATCCAACTGCACATCCATGAAGACAAACCTTCTTCTTCATATTTTTTGGGCCCTTTTTAGGAGCTGGGCCCTTGCTCATACGATTTTTTCCGGTCTTATATTTTGGTCCGAAGAGACATCGACCTAAGTCTCTAAGGATTTTGGAAAACCCCATTATCCTATATTTAAAAAGTCCCAAACAATTAGGGATAAGGGTAAACACCCCTGGACTTTTCCACCGAAAGCGTAGCCTGTCTCCATTATTTCCATCTAAGAGACCAGGCACGTAACCATACCGATGCAACCTTTTGCGACGCCCACACAAGATTAAATTAGCCGATCCCGCCAAATTGTACACACAATGGGCGATGAGAGAGAAAGGCAACCCATACCAGTCCATCAAGAATTGAAATGCAACATGCGCAATGATGTTAAGCACCAACTTTCCTTCATAGAACCAATAACTCCACGTTTCCCAGAAACCATGGATTAATCGAACAACAAGAACATATCTTGGAAAAAATGACAAGAGGAGCCAATAAAAGACTTCCTCCACTACCCAAAACCACCAGAATAGACGAGAAAAGAAAGAAGGTAATTCTTGATCGGCGGTAAACCACCAATTACCATCTTTTCCTATCAGTTCCGGAACAGTCTCTAAGTCACAATCTCGCAAATATCCGCGTGTGAAGAGTTCATCCTCCAACACGCAAGGGAATGAATCAAGAGTCACTGTACTGGCCCATTGATGCAATTTCTGGTACTCTAGATATGAGTAACCATAATGTGTGCAAAAATCATCAATAGCCATATTAGTAACCCAATGAACAGTTGTAGAAGATATCTTTCCCTCCCAGACATCCTCATATAAAGCCTTAACTCCTTTCTTATGTCCGTCCAATATAATGGAACGGAACAAATCACCCAATATAGGCACGTGGCCAGCGATTGGTAACATACCCAAAGCTGTACCCAACAACAGTCTCTTGTGCACTGCTTGCCGGTGATTTTTAAGATTAAGACCAAATTTTGCCAACACTCTGAATGGTTTGACTCCCCACTTTAATCCATTGTCAATAGCATAGAATTTGCCTGAGCAATATTCTAGAGTTTGATAGGAATATCTCGCATGGATCTTGACAGTCATACCTAACTCTGAATAGAACCTAATCCAACCTGGAAGGTCCAAATAACTATGAGCTACGGTGAACATATTGTCATCTCCTTTAGCAATCATTTTAAATCCACTTTCCTCCACGAAATTTGGATCCCATAGACCGCCCATAAGTACGAAACAAGTAATAAGGATATTCAACAAAGTATTGAAACAGGCAGTCCACATATCTCCTGACCTTCGACAGAACCAAGTCATAAATGTGACACCTTTTGAACTACCGAAAACCAACACCCAGTGTGGTTTCAAAAGTTCCCAGAACCAAGGTTGCCTAGGAACACAATATTCTACAAACCAGATCTCTAACTTCTTCATGATTTTGTGGATGCTCCCATCCCAACTGCTAACATCTGATTCAATCACCACTCCATTTGCTGCAAACATGGCCATAACGATACAGCCCAAAAGGACGGCATCAAGACCAGAATCATAAACAAAAGGTGTGGAATAAGAAAAGACGGTACCCAACCACTTAGAAACACTATAGAAGAAAGCTCCCAACAACAACTGCAAGTCAGGATGTCGACTTTGTATGATCCTTGGCTTCCAAGCTCTCCAACACTTACCAATGTAGGCTTCAAGTTTAACAAAAATGTCAGACTGATGGATTGCTCTATTAAGCACAGCTCCGGTTTGTTCTAGCAGCATTCTGATTCTCCTTCTACCATTCAAATGGGAGAACCAATCCTCAAAACTATACCAGACCCAGGTTCCTCGGTCCTTAACGTAGAGGTTGCAAAATAACACGGAAAACGTATACCATGCTTGCAACACCTCTTCATCAAAGACTCTTTTAAACAAAAGTCGAATTACTACGCCATGGACTATGTCATGAACACAACAGGACGGAACTACAAACGGTCCTCTACTTATGACTGTGCCAAAAGATGTTGTGATTTTACATTTGTCGCAAGGGCGATCGTAACTATCTGGAATTCTCAACTTGGACCCTTCCTGCAAATCAGGGAGAGAGTCCTTCAAATCGATCGAACAAGTACGTGGTATTTGTATAAGATTTGCAGGTTTAACATTAGGAGCTCGCTCCCACAAATCATTAAATTTCATCCATCCGACGGTCAGGGGCAATAGCATCCCTAGTGTTACGCACACCAAGACACCTCCTAACACATGACTTCCACTGAAAGTCAATCGAATGGACCAAAATAAGGCCGCAGCCAATACAATCCAAAGAATTCCTAGAGCAACAAAGGACACTCCAGCAAACTCCACTAGCTTATCAATAACCCAACCTGGCAATCGAGACTCGTTCAACCATCTTCGAAACAATATGATCTGAACTCTGTCCTTCTTTGTTGTCCAACGTTCGTGATAAACCTCCACTTTAGCGAGGAAGTCTTCACCTTGAACGTACATCATGCAATCATGCAGTATGGACTCCCAGGCTGGTATATCTTTACCGATATAGCCCACCATCTGTTCAGCTAAGTATTTATGATTAAATTGCGACTGGCCAGCGCAAGCAAACTGAGCGACTATGTCAGCTGCCTTGTGTATCCTATCTATATGTTTCCAAGTTTCTGAGGCCTCATGTAATAAGGTACCTACAGGAGGAACTCTAACGTAATAAACAGGTCCATATGCAGCGATGATGACATCCTCTCTCATTCTAATAGGAACATTCATTGGCCAATGGTCATTCCGACCTACTTTGACCATAATCTCATAAAGTCCCACATCTTGATGATAAACCCATGGGGTTTTGGACATATAGAGAGACCAAGGATCAGTGACCCATTTACATCGGTCATAATACTCAGCATCAATATCCAAATTGAACCCTTCCGGAACTGGATCAGACTCCCTGTCACCTGGAGCCCATCTATCATCAAACCAAGGAGGAATCGGTACGTGTTTCTCTTCATCAATAACGTCTGGAACATCATCGACAATCCGAGCAACTGAAGGTAAGGCCTCACCACTGTAAATAGCACACATCCTACGTACTTCATCCCTCATTGGCCTTGTCCATTCTCTACGACAACTTGGACAAGAATTATGACCGTTAAGATTTTGTTGATTCATCCACCTACGCATACACGTAAGGTGAGAACGATACTCGCAACCAACTCCATCATTCCTGATACCAATACAAGAGACCCAAGACCCATCGGCCATTGAGTCCATGCATATACCGCAGACTGGAAACTCTGCTACTGGTTCATCAGGAAGATATCCTTTCTCTTCGATCTCTTTTTGCTCTCCTGATATGAGAACAGGGGAAACTATCCTTGATATGGACGGTTCACCCATGATTTCGACTATCTCATCAGATTCGTCGTCATCATTTCGTTGAATAAGGCTTTCCAGCTCCGCATCAACACTATAAGAATTTTCCAAATCCTCATATTTATTGTCGCTATCATCTAAGGCATGATACGCGACGGCAACTTCAACCATTGGAACCTGAAACCCGGTTACCTTAGGTTTTTTGGAGTTATACATGATGGTTTCCTAGATATAATCCCTTGTTGATCAACGTTTACCCACGTTGTCCCTTTGCACTCTCTAGAGATTTGCATGCTCAGGCTTACTAAAAAGTTATACAGTAGGCTTCCGCCATACTGCACTCGTAAAACTCAATAGCAGTGACTCGACACTTCATCAGTAAAAGGACTTTAAACCCACACTACTGAATATTCTCTCTGTTGAGCGGTTACACTGTAATACCCATCGCCTCATCATCTTCCTGCGTTTATCTATTGCAACCCGCGATGCCGGAATCGGTTCTAGTACCCTCCGCACTTGGGAGAATAATCCTGACGGCTCATAAGAACCTCCCGCATACCCAACATATACATATAGGCTTCAAGACCATACAAATTGCATTTTCCACACACTTCAACGACTTCACTTCGGAATTTAGAACAGCTCACACTACAACGCTAGCTCGTGATCCACTTGTTCCCCTCCATAAGAAACAAGAATTTACATGGACGACCAGGACGAAAACCCGAACTCCAATCACTCTGTGACAAATGTCCAGAGCCTAGATCTATGTTGCACACACGCCGTGCAGATCGTACGCTTACCCTTACCTCAGCATCCTCTTGGATGAGCACTGCGGGATTTGCAGTGGAAAAAT